CAAATTGATATTGATTATAATAAGACCATAATTTATCTATTCCTACTCTGTTGCTCAAGAAATGCATATTTTCACTTTTGCCTAAAATTTCTTTTACTCTGGCTCTTTGATTTCCAAATTTAGGAGATTGATTAAGATGTGCATCAGAAAATATCTTTAATTTTCTATCATCTTCAACTCTTTTAAAATTTTTTATTTTATCAAGAACAGAAGCAATATCATTAGTAAAGATAAATCTAGACCAAATTTTACTTCTTGGAGTATGTAAATCAAAACCTATGGGATAGTTTTTGATTTTTTCAAATTCGTTTTTACTATAATTTTGTGTATACCATCTAGTTATTCGTGGACAGTTGACTATTTTTTCTACTATTTCATTATCTATATCCCCGGGTATGCTCATATCATTATCGCCAGTGACTAATATTTTATCATTTTTCAAGTAAGATAAATTATCAGCAACAGTTTTTAAATCAACTATTCTAATCCATAAATGTTTATCATTATTGGCTAATAATTTTTGTATAGTTTCATCACTAGCTTTACTTCCAGTTTTAGCTAATGTGTAATGGTTCTTTTCTTTTAATCCTTTGCTCCATAAAAAATTAACTTCTTTTATGTTTTTATTCCTCCTAATAGTATTTAATTCTATAATACCATAAACAGTAATAACGGATATTATAATACCAAAAATTATTAGATAAAACATTTTTTAATAAAAATATAATATAAAATGTTTGAATTTTCCAAGGAAATGGTTTACGGCAAAAAACATTTAAACAAAATTAATTTTGACAAAGATAGGTATCCTTTGTATAAATTACTGACTAATTTATTTGGCGCACCTTTAAATCAAGTACATAATAATAGTGAAAAAACCTACGCTCTTTTTACTGAATTAGGCAAGGATAGTAATACTGAATTTCATCGGAAATTTTATGATCGTCTGGATGAGGGTTGGTCTGAATTTATAGATGTTTACGAAAGTTTTGTAAGCGAGGTTCTACTACCTTATTTGGGATTAGAAGAAGCGTTGGTGCAAAAATATCCTACTTTTAGAGTACAATTACCCAATAATAGAGCAGTAGTAATAGAGCATCATGATAGTGATATTAATCATAAACATCCTGTAGGAGAAATTAATTTTATTTATGCTCTGACAGATATGTTTGATTCCAATAGTATAAAAGTAGAAAAGATGCCTCGTATGCGAGATTTTACAAATATTGAACTGGAAGAGGGAGAATGTCTTTCGTTTAATGGCAATCTATGCGATCATTATAACGATATTAATAAAACTGGAGTAACCCGAATGAGCTTTGATTTCCGTATACTACCTCTTAATTATTATGATCATAATTATAGCAAACTAAGTGTCACCAAAAGCATGAAATATATTGAAGGTGGTTATTATAAGCGACTTAGAATAACTGAAAAAAATAAATATCATGCACGTGATATCTGGGATAAAGAAAAGGAAAAATTTAATAGCACTCTACAAAAATATAATGTTTCTGATGCATGGGGAGTAGTAGATTTATTTGAAAAGAAAATGGCTTCTTATGCAGGCAGTAAATATGCTGTAAGTGTAGATAATTGTACTAATGCTTTATTTTTATGTCTTAAATATATGAAAGCAGCTGGTGATATAACTATTCCTTCTCGCACCTGGGTATCGGTTCCTTGTACTATCTTAAATGCTGGTTGTCAAGTTAAATTTGAAGACCAAGAATGGTCAGGTGCTTACCAGCTTAAACCTTTTCCGATTTATGATGGCGCAGTGCGTATGAAAAAAGGCATGTATCAAAAAGATACTTTTCATTGTCTTTCTTTTCATATTCGCAAACATATTCCTATTGGCAAAGGAGGTATGATTTTAACCGATGATAAAGAAGCTTATGACTGGTTTAGAACAGTACGTTATTCTGGACGCAGTATGAGTTCTGATGGTGTAAATTATGTACTCTACAAAGAAGATGATATTAAAAATATCGGCTGGAATATGTATATGACGCCCGAACAAGCCGCTCGGGGGTTAGAATTAATGGAAAAAATAAAAGAATGCAATCCTGACCAAGAAAGTTCAGGTAGTTGCAAAGACCTTAGTCAGTATGATTTCTATTGAGATGAATTTCATTTGCTTTTTTATTAATAAAATTGCTATATTTGTGCATACAGTTTTCGGGAGTAAAAGTTAACTCGCTAAAATATACTTCATCATCTTTTAAATAAAAATCAAAACGAGCAAATTCTATGTTTTCTTTTTCATAAATATCTTTGATAAATTTATTTATGATATCTATATTTTTTGGTAAAATTAATTTCTTATTATATTTTTTCTTACCATACTCTACGTCTATTTTATTATAATCTTGATCATAATATTCAGGAACCATTTCATAATAAACTATTTTTCCTTTTATAACCAACATTCTAAATTCTTTTACATCACCTAGATATTCTTCTACTATTATTCTTTTATCATTATAATCATAATGGGGTTCTTCTAATCCAAGATAAGGTATGGCACGATAAGAATGGGTAGAATAATTTCTTTTTAAAAATTTTTTACTTTCTTTAATAAGATTTTTCATATTATATTTATTATTTTTTACTATGATAAACATGCGAGAACCAGAACTAGATTTAATAACAAAATTTTCCGGTAAGTCAAAATCTTTTAATTTTTCAGCATCTTTGGTTTCATATAATAATTTAGCTGTTTTCATATAACTGTAATTATCATCAATATGTTTCTTAACCAAATATTTATCAGATAGAAATCCTTTTTTCTCTAAATCCTTTTGCTTGCATTTTTTACAAATATCATTAATTCCATTTTTGGGCGCTCTTAATTCGACAGTATATTGATATTCTATAATATTCTTTATAATAAATAATACCAAGATTGTGAATATAAGATAAATGATTATTTTCATTTTATATAAAAAATAATCATGTTAATTCTATTATTAAGTATACTCATAATAAGTTTCTTATACATTTATATTTTTAGTAATTTATTTATAGCTAATGGAAATATGGAATACGGATGGAGAGATTTTAGAATATATAGATTAGGGGATATAGTGTTAAATAAAGATTTAGATAATTATCTCAATAAGATTTTTTATAATATATATTACCGCGGTAGTATAGCTACAAAATATTTTAACCAAAAGACTAAAGACCAAGATTACGAGACTTTATTGAAAATAACAAAAGATAAAGATACCTACGAAATACCTGGTAAAAAAGATTTAGTTATTCATTTAAGAATAGGCGATGTATTAGATTGGGAATATGCTGACAGTATTGATGATTTATTATCAGGCAAAAATACATGGCATTATTCTAAAAATTATAATTATTATGAAGAAAAATTAAATTTAGTTAAAGATAAAGATATAGAAAAAGTAATTTTAGTGGGAGGATTTCATACTAGTTCTGACCATACTAGAAGCATATATTATGTAAAAAAAGTAAAAGAATTTATAGAAAAAAAAGGTTACGAAGTAAGTACAAGAATCGGAGAAGGTAATCCTGACCAAGATTTTGCTTATATGGTTAATAGTAATTATTTTTTAAAATCAGGGGGAGGTTATTCTAAATTAATTAATAAATTAGCAAAACTTAATAATGCTATGGTTTTAGAAGAAAATGACGATTAGTTTAAACAAAATAATTATTAGCGTTAATTATTTTTTTCATTTCATAATAAAATGAAAAAAATATATATATTAGCTGGTGGGATACTTGTTACTTCCTTAATAATATATATATTGTTATTATCTTTTATTAATAACAAATATAAGAATATCAATATTAATAACACCAGGGATAGTATTAACGAAAATGCTCTGCCTATTATAGACAACGATAAAAAATATATAGAACTTCAGACCAAAGAATGGATTAAGAAAAGAGATGACGGCGAACCATGTTTTGGTATGTTAGAAAAAGATAAAGTTGTCATGGCTAAATGGATTAAACATTTTAATATCAGAGGGCCTAAAATACATTATTATGATTATTATTATAATTTTACAATATCTAAATTAAAAGATATTATAGAAGATAATAAAGATAAACGATTAGTAATTAAAATAAGTCACTTGCAAAGTAATTATGGAATAATAATTATAGAACCTAATATTGATAATAATGAAATTATAAGAATTTATAAAAAATGTATAAAATTATTTGATAGTTGTTTTGTATGTAACCATGATAGAAATGACGCACCCTCTACCGAAAAGATAAAAAAGCGTGTAAAAGAAAGTTATTATAAACTTTATGAAACAGTGGAACCAGGTATTATTATACAGGATTTCTTTTATTCGGAAGATAATAAAGTTGCCCAGCCAGAAGAAATAAAAGTTTTAGTTTTTGCTGACAAAATTATTAATGTTGATGGATATATTTTTACAAATAATGATCGCATGGCCTTAGTTTATGAAAAAGCCAGAGAAATATCTTCTCTTCTGGGAGCACATTTAATAAGAGTTGATTTTTTCGTCAAAAAGAAAGATAATCCTTACATACCATATATTAATGAAATTTCTCTTTCTCCTAACGGTGGTATTAATAGAAGTTGGCTTTCTTCTTCTGTGATAAAAGAATATAAAAAAGAAGTAAGAAATTATCGTAAAAAAGATTATAGTTATGTTAATAGTTTGATAAAAAATACCCCAAGACGTACTAATGATATTATTTATTATTTGAGCGACGCAGATAGTGGAAAAGAAAAATTCGCTTTTTAAATGGTATTAAAATGGAGTCAAACCTATTTTGGAAATCACTTACTTTCTTTAATTTTATCTTTTTTCTATTATGGGTTATTTTCTATACATATCAACCAGATTTTATGAGCGATAGTGATTTTGTCACCCCTGGCTCAAGTACTCGAGGCGGAGCTGGTGCTAAAAAACGCAGTGATAAATATTTGAGTGACCCAGGAAGAAGTTTAATATTTTTAGCAAGTTTACTCACTGCTCTGGTTTTGGTTATTTTGATAGTGTTTTTCATAAAAATGTTTTATAAAAGAAGAGTTACCAAATGTAGCAAAGATGCAAAGGGACCGGGTGACTGTAAATTTGTTAAAATATAACTAAAAATGAATATTTAATTATCTTGGATTTAAATATAAATCACCATGCCTGACGCTTCTAATTCACCGCCTGTCAACGAATATGAAAGCTATGTTATTCAAAGTAATCTAAATATGATAAATAAAATAGAAAAATTAGAAGAAAAAATAAAAGAATTGGAATCAGAGAACCAAACTTTAAATGAAGAAAGCGATAACATGGAAAAGAAATTGCCTTATCTTCGCGGCCTGCTTATTAATGAATATGAATCTTGTAAACAGGTTTACGATATCGTTAAGATGTTAATGAATTTGAGAAAGAAAAATACCGATGATATCCATGAATATATTATATTAAAATCTCTTACATTTTTTATAATTCTTGCATCTGCTCCTATAGCTTGGTTGGTCTATATTTACTATAATAGTCAGATTTTTTCTATTCTGTTAACAGCTAATAGTGTTTGTGCACTATTTCACTTTGCTTTTATTCCCGAATTTGTTTTTGAAAAAGGAGAGAAAGAAGATCTGCTTCAACTTATCCAACAAAAACTATCAGATTACAAAAAACATCGGAAAAATAGTAATTATTTAGAAGAACTAGCTAATAATTACTAATAATGTCTCCCGCATACGGGCACATAATTGTCGCTACCGCCTATTTGTACAGG